TAGAGGCCGTCGGGTTCGTCGCGGGTGGCGGCCAGGTGACCGATGAGCGGCCCGTCGTGGGCGTCGCGGACGTACATCCGTTCGAGCGGGGTGATCGACTCCGGGGCGTGCGTCTCGGTGTAGCGGTGCACCCGGCCGGCGACCACGTCGGCGACCGGGCGGGCGTCGTTGTAGGTCACGAGGCGGGCGGTGACGGTGCGGGTGGTCGGATCGGTGGCGACGATCGGGGCGTCGCGGTGCAACAGGTCGTGCATCAGACTCCTTCGACGTTCGGGGCGACCGGCTCGAGCACCGGCCCCGAACTGAGGGCGGGCAGGCCGAGCTGGGACACACGCATCTCGTCGACGCTGGCCAGCCCGGCCGCCACGGCGGCCGCGGCGGTCGTCACCCGGGTCGACCAATCGGTACGCAACAGGTTCGACGTGTCGAACACGGCCGCCTGGCCCCGCGGTAGCAGGTCGGTGAACGCCGCCTCGAGCCGGTCGAGATAGGTGGGGTACAGGTTGAGGGTCAACCAGCGGCGCATCTCGTCGATCGTCGTGGAGTACGTGAGCGCCTGCTGGGACACGACGTTCACGATCGACGGTGGCACGTTCAGGGCGCGGGCGATGGCGGCGTCGAGGTAGTTGAGCCCTTCGATCAACAGGGCTTCCGCGGCGGACGGCTGCGTGAACGTCGTGAGCCCCATGCCGCCGGACAGCAGGGCGGGGCGGCGGGTGCGCCGGGCGACCAGCCACCGCTCCACCATGTTGGTCGCCTGGTCGTCGTCGAGCTTCTGCGGATGGGTCAGCGCGTAGGGCGGGGTGCCACCGTCGCGCCAGTAGCCGGCCGCCCACTCGTACGCCGTCGCCAGGTCGTCGATGACGGTGCCGATCAGGTCCAGCGGCGACTGGCCGAGCGGGCCCGGGTCGGAAATGAGCGGGATGTGGAGCACCTGGGAGGTGCGCAACGGCCGCTGGTTGTACGTGTAGCCGACGATCGTCTCCTGCCAGGTGTCGAGCTGAACGACGATGCGGGCCGGGTCGAGCACCTTGACGGCGATGGGCCAGCCGTCGGAGCCGACCTGCCACCGCCGCACGAACGCGTTACCGGACGCGGTGAGCGAGTTGACGATCTTCTCGATCGACACCCGGTACGGCTCGTTAGGGTCCGGGCGGCGCAGCACCGCCGGCTGCGGGTCGATCCGTTCCACCCCACGCAACGCCACCAACGGCAACATGGCGGAGGTGTCGGCCACCAGGGACCGGATGCCGACCACGACCGGGAGAGTCCGGGGGTCGTAGGTCCGGACCCGGGCGGCCAGCGCGTCGGCGATCTGCGCCTCGAGCGGCGTCCCCGACGGCAGAGCCCGGGCACGCAGAAACGCGGGGCGTCGCACGCCGGCCACGGTGACGTAACACCCCGATGGCCGCAACGCCCGCTATCACCACACCACCCGGGCCGGTTTCGTCGATCCTGGGGCGCTACAGCGTCTCTGGCTTGTACCCGGGGTCGGTCATCTCGGCGATTAGGTCCGGCGTCAGCTCTCGTAGACCGAAGACGCGTTGCCGGCGGCCGCCACTCAATCCCCGCTTTCGCGCCTTCGCCGAGCGTTCGCGCTCCGCCGCGCTCGTGCCGGGCAGCGCGTCGAGCGGGATTTGTTTGCCACCCAGGACTGTCACCTCGCCGACCTCGTCGACTAGAGGGAGCTGAGGCCCGGAGGTGGTCGGCCGCTTCGTGCGCTTCGCCGATTCGCGGGTTGTGGTCATCGGTTGAATCTGCACGGCTTTGGTCAGCCGCATCGTGAATGGCTGGACGACAACGCCCTGATCGAACAGGGCGATTGCGGCTCGTGCCTTGAGCGGCGTCAGATACGTGTAGCGATATCCAGCCTGCCGGTCACTCCAGCGGATCGTTCCGACGTCGACCAGGATGTTCGATGCGCCTGGCACCTGGGCCCGGATGGTATCGGCGACCATGCACCGGCCGGAATCCTTACGGCTGGCTCGGACGATGGTGTCGGCCTTCACGTCCAGTGTCACGCGCGGCGCAGTGGGCTTGGTTGGCATTGGTCCCCCCTTTGATTTCCCAAGGACGACGTCGGCCTTGGGAAATCTGACTCTAGTAGACGGCGGCGGCGCCCGGAGAGCGCACGATCACCCCGTACACGGCGAGGGTGGCCGCGACCAGGGGAGTGATGTCGACATCGGAGCGGAGGCGCGACCAGGCCCAGGCGTCGCCGAACCAGCGGCGGGCGGCGCCGGCCAGGGCGTCGTCGAGTGGCGCCTGGCCGTGATGGGTGAGGTGGCCGTCGTGGACGGCGTCGACGAACACCGAGCAGGCCCGGGACAGGTCCGACGCCGATACCAGCTCCACCGGTACACCGCGGGTAGCGAGGGCGGCGCCTGTGGCGGCGCCGCCCAAGCTGTCGCCGATCACGGACACTGCAGCGGGAACATCAGCGACCCTGCCGGCCAACCACCCTACGCCCGGCCGCCAATCCAACACGGTGACCAACACCCGGCCGTCCCGACCCAGGGCGGCCGCGGCCACCGCGGCGCTGGAGCGGTCCGGCGCGACATCGAAGCCGACCACCACCGGGCCGTCCAGCTCGGCGAGCGTGTCCACCGCCGCCGACCAGGCGGCCGGATCGACGACACCGGTCGACACGAGGGAGCTTGGGCGCGCCCACCGGTTGAGGTAGGCCCGCTCGAACGTCGTCGACGTGCGCCGTTCCCGCAGGAAATCGGCGTCGATCGTGTGCCCCACCGCCGGGTGGGCCCGGACCCAGGTCGCCGGGTCGGCCGGGTCGTCATCAGGGCCGGCGCCCCAGTCGAACAGGGCGACACCGTCGCGGCCGCCGCCGGCGACGTGCTCCTCGGCGCGGGTGAGGTGCTGATCCCAGTACGTCGACTCGGTGGTGCCGCCGGCGGACACGACCCATAGCTGCGGGTACGGGCGGGTGGCCATGGCCGGCGAGACGGCATTCTCGACCGCCTCGCCCTGCGGGATGGAGAACGCCCACGCCTCGTCGATCGTGGCCATGTCGACGTCCTGGCCGTGCACCGCGGACTCGGTCGGGGCGAAGATCGACAGCATCCCGCCGGTGTGGCGCGACGTGAACGACTGCGAGCCGTTCGACAGGCGCACCTTGTACGCGGAGGCCAGCACCGACCGGGCCACGATCGGCGCCCAGGCGTCGCGGAACGTCGTCGACGCGTCGGTGCCGGTCTGAGCGGTGTACCAGGTCCGGCCCAGCTCGAGCAGCTCCAGCCGCTGTAGCGACGTCGCCAACGTCAGGATCGACTTTCCGGCCCGGCGCGGCACCGACACGATCACCGTGCCGTACACGAGGCGCCCGGTGGCCGGGTCCACCTCCCCGGCGACGTCGGCGACCAGGCGCTGCCACGGCATGAACGGCCGGCGCAACGCCTTCGCCAACGCCGCCACCTTCGGGCCGTACGTCGGCCTCGTCGGATCGCCAGCCGTCGCCACCCGGGGAGCAGCGAACGGCGCCGGCGGCGCCCACGGCGGCGGCGCCACCGACCTAGCCGCCTCGTCGAACAGGCTGGGCTGAGAGCGCCTCCGCATTGCGACACCGTCGTGTAATAGCGAACTCGCCGCAACCTGCCATGAGGCGTCAGTCGCCGCCGGTCGGGGTCCGCAGCGAGGCCAGGAAGGCGGCGACGTCGTCGGCGATGAGGGCGTCGGGGCCTTTCAGCATGGCGTGGGCGTCGATGAGACGGCCGACGAGGGCGCCGGCGGTGAACCTCGAGCCGGCGGGGTCGACGGCTTCGTCTTCGGCGAGTCGGGCGAGGTCGCGGCAGGCGGCGATGAGCGTGTGGTCGACGGCGTCGAGGCGGTCGGTGCGGCGCAGCTCGCGCAGGTCGTTTTCGACGGCGCGGACGAGGCGCCGGGGTTTGGCCCCCGTACCGGCGAGAGGCAGCACGGTCTGTTCACGAGGGTTCCGACGGCGACCTGCCATCTATCGCCTCATTTCCGTGTTACGAACGGACGTTCGCGGGTCGAGGGGAGAGAGAGAAA